TCATCTGTGATTGGAATCTGGTGATAAGTAAGTAATTCTGCTAGACGATTAGCAATCACTTGGGTTTCCTTGTCTTGTACCAGGCAGTCTTTCAACTCTACTAAATAGTGAGAGTTTTGTGCATACAGACCTGCCTTGACCTGATTTTTAAATTTTCGAGTCTGAAATTGTAACTTAGCACGGTAGTACTTTGGTTCCTGCATTCCAATAGTTGGACGGATTTCATAGTTTTCATATCCTGCAGGGGCAAATTTTTTCAGCGCTTGGTAAAGTAAGTCCGTCTTGAATTCCAGTTGTTTATCATAATGCAGGTGCATGATTTGGCAACCTCCGCACTCATTGTAAATAGTACAAGCTGGCACAACTCGGAATTTAGACTTCTTGTTGACCTTTAGTAATTTTGCTTCAACAAAGTTGCGTTTAATAGAAGTAATCTGACAATAGATATCTTCTCCTTTTAGTGCTCCAGGTACAAAAACTAACGTTTTTTGGTAAAAGCCGATTCCCTCGCCATTAATTCCCATGCGCTTGATTTTTAATGGTATTTTTTGTTTCACTTTCAGATTCATACCCCTATCTTATCACATTTTGAGTTATTCCGCTACCGCTTGATTTTTATATTTCATTAGTAAGTAAAGGCCTTGATATTCCTGATTTTCTTTAAAATCATATTTCCTTATATTTTCTTTAAATTCTTTAAAAGTCCCTAAAAAAGTCCACAAAAAAGAGCCCTGAAAAGGGCGTAATATTGACGAGTTCAGCAGGCAAGAAACTAGCACGGTCAGACGTGCTTTTTTGTTTCTCTGTACCTAGTACAAGTATAACATAAAAACTTGCTCATTTTCTAATTTTAAGCAAGTTTTTCCCTCTTACCCCCCACCCCCTTAAAAAAACGTTAGATATCTGGACAGTTGCCCCCTCCAACCGGTTCCCATTTCTGAAAATTTTCATGAATTTTCATAACAGGGGGTGTTTTACAATTTTTTTCTAATTTCTAAACCCTGTTATTTTGATAAAACGGAACTAAAAACAGCTTTCTTGTATCTCTATAATCTCTTATGAATTCATTGTTTTACACATTCTATTGAATTCACTCGCCAAGCTATTCCCTTACTCTATCAAGCATTTTATAAGATACTGTTATATGAGTTCACTGTTACCTTAAAATAGTGAACTCATAAAAGAATACTAAAAAAGATAGGCGCAAACCTATCTTCATTTCGTTTATTGCCCAAAGAATTTAGAAATAATATTTCTCTTTCTCTCTGGTAAATCATTAAAGACTTCCCTTTGTTTAATAAGTTCTTGCTCTTTTCGATCTATAAAATCATCTACCACTCCAGAGATATATTCTGTAAATTCTTCAACACTATGTCCCGTGATTTTACCATCTTGTACTAACTCCTCTAGAAGCAAATCATTCCATAAAACCATATCAGGAGAAAGATTATAATGTTCCAACTCTTTAAAAATGGCCTGCTCATAGTATTGTTGTTGTCCTTTGTTGATATAGTAGTATTTATCTTTAAACTTCTTATCAACATTCTTGAATTGATATTCCTCTAAGAGTTTACTTCTCAAAAATCCATCAGTAGCTACTTCGTGAGATTCGATAGTATAAAAGCTTTTTAGCTTTTCTAAAAACTCAAAGATATTAGAACGATAAAGACTATTTTCTTCATGTAGTGCTGATATCATATCAGTAACTAAAGGTGAAATTTTGTTCTGAGAAAACTCCTTCCAGTCTTTAAAATATACTAATGACTTTTCCCTGATGGCTCTTTCTCGCTGTTTGAATTCATTTTCTAACTGATTTTCTTTTTGACGTGTTGTCAGAAACATATCACTTAAAATCGAGGTGTAGTCTTGTTTATACTCTTCAATTTCGTTCAGTATTTCTTTTTTTACTCCCTCTTGCTTACTAAAGAATTCTGTAGCTTCTGGTTCATTCATTTTATGAAAAAGATTCTTCATGAGTTCATGAAATGGATTAACATAAACTAGATTATAGTCCTGATACAAAAGAAAGAGATTGATTACATCAGTGCTATTCATCGATTAACCTCCAATACCTGGCTCTTGATTTTTTGAGAAATCAAGCTCCCAGATTGCAGCTGACTTTTCATCATGAGCCTTACCATAAGCAAATTGTTTAGCTACATAGAGGTCCATATCTTCAAGTGCTAGTGTATCCTGATAACGTTGTAAGTTAATTCCTCCACCTACAACTGCATCATAGCGCCCTTGAATGAAAGAAGTCGCCTTCCCTTTTTCTTGAGAGATTGAAGGAATGATTTGTAAATTTAGAGGTACCGCCTTGTTATAAGTTGCGCTATCTGTAAAGTTAATTAGTTTCTTCTCGATTTCCCAGATTTCTGAGGGATTCACGACAAGGACAATCTTATTGGTCGTATCGACAAAACTAACTCCATCAGCTTTTACAGAATGGAATTTAAAAATCTCTGATACCTGGTTTACAGTTTCTTTAGGATTTTCAAAAGTTAGTTTTAAAGCTTGTTTTTCTTTTTTAGGATAAGTAATATTTGAATCTTGAGCTACTCCCGTCAATTTTCTTGTTAGTCCTAGAGGTTTATTATCACCATCGCCGTTTAAAAACGCTTCTTCCAATGCTACTGCAAAAGATTCTGTTAATTGAGTTCTTACAAAATTTTCAATCCAAACTGGTCCGAGTTCTTTAAAATCTTTCGGGATCACAATAAAAGCTGTTAGTTTATGCTGGATTTCTTGTTTACTTCCAAAACTAGCTTTTAATTGCCCTTTGATTTCTCCAAAAACCTTGCCCCAAACTGCTCCACCACTACGCTCTGATGTCAAAAAGTTTAGGCGGATTCCTAGGTTTTTTAGTCCAATTTTTTCAAGTAAGGGGTGTTCTGATTTTATATCTTCAAAAATTCTGTCAATCGTCTCCTCTGGGAGAAGTTTTTCCACCCCTTTAGGGATATTCTTATCAAATTCATTAAAGAATACCATTTCATTGCCCTTTAAAGTATTAGGCTGTGATGTAAAGCCATCTCCTGAATATGATGCAGTTTTAGCTTCTTCAATCATATGTTCCTGCATTTTGTCTAACATATCACCGTAAAGTTTTGTTTGCTGATCTTGTGGAGCATTAGTTTTCACTGCATTCATAAACGCTTCTCTAGCTTGCATGTATTCGTTTTTTGTTTGTCCTTTGAGTCTCATAGTCATATTTTTTATTTCCTTTCATTCTTAAGCAAAAAAGGTAGAACAAAAAACGTAATTACGTCTTATGTCCTACCTCTTGTTTTCAAGTCAGTATTTAAAATTTTTGTTGTGTTTTGGTTTCTACCATGGTCACAACACCATCTGCAATTATCAATCGAATGTCACCATACTCAGGTAACTTTACACTCTTAATTATATCACGATTTAGGAAGTAAATCCAACCTTTATGTAATTCGTTCATATATCCTCCTTTCTCTAAAAAGGTAGTCATTTTGGGATATCTAGTGACTACCACCTCCGCCTTACAGTCCCAAGGGTTTACAAAAAGCGTAGTCAGGTAGTCACCTCGCTCCAAAAAAATAAATAATAAACACCTTAACTCTATTTACTCTACATACTTTATAAATAATATAAAATAACTACTTTTTAATATAAAAGCCAATCATATCAAGGGTTTGATAGGGTAGTCAGTAAAATCTTAAAAACTACCCTTTTTCTAAATCCTTTTTGTTTAAAGGCTTTAGCTACCCTCTGAAAGGTAGTCGTTTTTTAAACTAGTGACTACCCTACCTACCTTTTAGATTTTGAATAACCAGGCTTAACACTTTTCCCAAATTTTAAAGATCGTTTATGTTCCCAGCCATCACGGTTTTGCATATACTTTTTAACCTTAGCCTTATCCTTTGGCGGTACTTTGTCAGTCAAATACATCTCTTGAAAAAATAGGTTAATGGTCATCTTATCCCTGTCCACTAATTCGCCGTAGGTGTCTGTGTCAAGTTCAACTGTTCCACCCCTGTTATTTCTAAAATATCCCTCGTTCATCATGTCATAGATATAATAGTATCGCGTCCTGTCGGTCATCGGGAACTGATACATTCTTTTTGGGTAAGGAGTGCCTAAATAGCGCTCCAAATCCTCAAGGGTTTCATCTACAAACTTGTAACGGCTTCTAACCTCATTTACTAGCTTTTCGTGCTCGTCTGTCAGGTTCAACACTTGGTTGTCTCTCCAAGCCATCACCATAGCACCCCAAAAGTGTCTACGGTCTTTCTCTGTCCACTTCCTGCCCTTATAGGCGGTGTCCTTGTGGACTTCCGCAACCAGAAAGCGCCTTTCCCCTGTCAGGTCATTTAAATAATCATGGTCATTGGTTGCTCTGACAATGATAAAACTCTTAGGGAGTCGCCTATCACTGGAAGCGTAAGGCGGTCTAAACTCTAGCTTAGTTTCTGTGATGAATTTCTTCAATTCTGAAAAACTAGCCTTTTTACTGGCCACCATCTCATCATCAAAGACACACCAGTTTCTGACCATTCTAGCCTTGTCATCTTTGTCTGTGAAGGTCTCAACAGTTGTAAAATACTTGTGAGTAAACAGCCCCTCAAAAAATTGGGTCTTTCCTACTCCCTGCCTTCCAGTCAAGTCCAGCACAAAGTCAAACTTAACAGTAGGGTCAAACACCTTGGCAACCGCTCCACGGAAAAACAAGTCCATGATAATACGGTTATACTCGTCATCCTTGATATTGAGATAATGCCTTAAAATATCAAATGGATCACGCTGATTCACTAACTCTTTATACTCACTTTCGCATGATTCCAGATAGTCCTTTAAGGGGTTGTAGCTATTTTCTCCAGCCACCACTTCCAAGATATCAGCAATATCTCCTTTTTTATAATCCATCTTGTACTTGGTAGCAATATAAGCCCTAATCTCTCTGATGATCAGGTCATCGATTGTTCCGCTCAAGGTTCTACCATTTAACTTAATGGACTTGGTAACGTCAATTTCATATGTAAAAGTGTTGTACTGTATAGCCCCTTTTAGCTTACTATCCCCGCTCAAAATCTTCTTGAGATTGTCCAAGGTGATGACAAAGCCTTTTCCTTTTGTTTTAGGAGTTAAATCTAGGCTATTGTGTTCCTCATCGGTCTCCCTTGCTTGGGTCAAGTCCACCACGGTAGGCGATGCTCTTGGCTGATTCTCTTCGATGATTTTATTTACAATTTCTTCACTATTCAAAAGCCACCTCCTTATAGAATTTTGTCGCTACTTCTAGGAAATAGCTTGCTAGGTCTTTCCGCTTGACGATTGCAGAAAACAAGTCCACCAACTGGCTAAAACTGTAGCCATTCACAAATAGCAAGCGGACAAAAAGTGAAGTCTCATATCTGGTATAAATGCCATTACAAATCAGGTCAAAAACCCAACCTTTTAACTCCACTCCAAGCCCCTGCCGTTGCTCGGTCAATTTGTTTACCTCTAATTCTTTCAGAATCGTCAACAAGTCAGGACTGGCCAAAATTATCTCCAAGTCTCTAACTAACCTCCAGCCCTCTACTTGCTCTTTTTCGTCTTTGATAGCCACATACAAACCTTTATAGTGAAAATCCGTCAGCGCCTCGCCTATCGGTTCTAAGTAGATGAATTTGAAGTATTCCCCATTCTTCCAAACTTGGGTAGGGGTAGACTTGAGAAAGCCAAATAAGGCCAATTTGTCACTAGACAAGGTCAACTCTATCACTCTCATTCTCCCACCCCCATAAACTTACGGATTTCGTCCACTTTATAATAAACTTTTCTGCTATCGTCTCCTGGAGGCTGATAACGTTTCAAGCCCATTCTTTCCCATTTTTGTAAGGTCAGATATTTTATATCTAACTCTTCCTGTACTCGTTTTGCGGAAATCAGTCCAATGATTCGGGGAGGTATTTTCTCATGGCTTTTTAGGTAACGTTCTAAGGCTTCTAATATTTTTATTTGAAGTTCTTCAATCATCCTTTCAAACATATCATCACCTCCACGGCTTAACCCCTGCAAGCTGGATATACCGTCCATAATCTGGGCTTAAACTCTCACTAGGACTTTCTCCTAGTTTCCTGTTTTCTCGCTCCATTTGAGCGCACTTTTTGCGGTCTCGATGATTTAGATATATGAGAAAGCCAATCAAAATCACGGTAAAAATAAGCGCCTGTGTATTGCTTAAATCTAGTTCATTCATGCTATGCCCTCGCTTTGTAATTCTTGATA